CGAGAGCTGCCTCGATGCTGGCTTGAGTGGACTCGAGGGATCGCGCCAAGAGCTAGCCCCTACCTGAGCCGCCGCCCTTAGGGCCCTTGCCGCGTCCGCCCCTCTTGCCCTTCGGGGCCGTCTTCTTCTTCGGGGCCGTCTTCTTTGCCATAGCCTACCTCCTAAGGTAATTTTAGGTCCTACAATATTATACCACACTTTTAAATAATGGTCAAGATCTAAATGAAACGAAAGCGCTTGCGCTCGTGCTTCTTTTGTGGTACGGCGCGCCGGCCGCGCGAAGCTCGCAGGCGGACGAGGCCGCCGCCTGCGAGACAGCGGTATCGAGCGGGCGCCCCACGAAAAAAAAACATCGCTCCCGGGCGCGGACGCCTTGGACACCAACGTAAGTGTCCATGGACACTTTCGCTTTTCGTTGGTGTCCACAGCTAACGTCTCGAAATCATTAAGCTTTATGCCAAATTTAGCCAAAAAGACGCTTGGACACTTTCGGGCTGAATCTATATATGAATTAATATTATATATATATATTCAATATACCCCTATATATTATTTACCCTTTAATAATAGATAAAATAAGTGTCTTAGTGTCCAAAAGGCAACGAACCCCAGTATCCATGGGCCTTTTGTGATGGACACTTTGCTCGAAAACTTAGTGTCCATGGACACCAACTTGGTGTCCATTTGCGTCCTCTCCTTCCCTCAATCGAGCCCCGCGCCTTCGCCGTCGAAGGCCGGATGTTTTTCAAAGCCAGGCTCGACGCCGAATGGCAGCTCGATCGTCCGCCCCGATCGTGGGTGCTTCCAGGTCACCATGCGCTTGCGTGGGCGCTTCGAGACGCCGCGCGCCTCGGCCTCGGTCTCGGTCAGCGCGCGCACGCGGCACTTGCAGCTGAAGCCTCTTGGAGGCAGGTGCTCGCGCCACCAAGGATCATCGACCGGGAGCACTAGCCCATCGAATACCTCATGCTCCTCGCGATGCTTCGTGGTCACGGGCCCGAGCTCGTAGAGCAGGTACGGGAGCTCCCGCCTGCTCTCCTCGACGCGCTCCCACTGCCCAACGCTCGCTGCGGTGCGTACGTTCATCGCGTGGATGAGCGCCAAGCGTGCGGGCTTGCCGTGCTCGGGATCGAGCCAGCCGGCCTTCGTCAGCATCGCGCGGGCGCCCTTGCGCCATGTCTCGAAGCTCTCGCCGCGCTCGAGCGCAGCCGTGAGTGAGTCTTTGAAATGCGCGAGCAGTCGCTCTCGGGTCATGCCCGCGATGCGGAAGGCCCGCCGCGCAGATGAGTCCCACCAGGCGCGGCTCTTCTTACTGTCGACGCCGAGCTTGCGGAGCCAGTCGATTGCCGCCTTCGGGAGCGGTCCGCGCTCTTCGACGGGTGTCACTTCAGGCCTCGCGCGTAGCCTTGTGCGCGCGCGCGAAAGCCCTCGAGGGCGAGCGCGGCCACGAGCTTGGTGTCCTCGCCCTTCGTGATCGCCTCTTCGATCTTGGCAATGGCCTCCTCCTCCGACTCGGCGCCGGCAAGCGCCTCGAGCGCGGGCTCGATGAGCGGCGCGACCTGTTGCTCCCACTGCCCACGCTCGCGCTCGATCAGGGCCTCGAGCTCCTCTTGCTCGCGGGAGGCATCATGCAGCGCCCGTGCGCTGAAACCCTCGCGCGCGGGGGCTTCGGGCGCGAGGCCGCGCCCGTCCCCGACGTCATCGCCAGGAGCTGCCGCCGAGGGTGCAGGCGCGGCCAAGACCTCCTCCCCCTCCTCAGGCTCGCGCAAGCGGAAGCGCTCGCGGATCTCGCTTGCCGCGACGCGCAGTCCGGCTCTGAGCATTGGATCGAGGGCCTGCGACAGCGCTACTAGGTCGTCACTGCGCTCGGGAGCGATGATGATGGTAGGGTAGCGCGCCTGCTCGCCAAAATTGAGGCTGATAAGCAGCGGCACGAGCTGGGAGTTGATCGCGCCTGCGATCGCGCGGCCGTCCGCTTCCACAAGATCGAGCCGTACCTCGTTGTGGATCTTGGCCTGCGCGAGGGAGCTCCCGTCGTCGGTGGTCATGGTCTGCCCGAGCACCGCTTTGGAGAGCTGCGCATCGATGTACTCGGCCATGCGCAGGAAGGCGTCGTTGCCACCCGTGTGGGCGTTCACGAGTTCGAGCTGGAGCTGCTCGGGCAGCACCGCTGAAAAGTTGCTCCCGATCGCAGAGATCGCGGCGAAGAGGGAGCTAACCTCGTCCTCGCTCGCGGTCGCAGGGTAGCGCCCGATGCGCACAGGCTGCCCATACACCTCGAGGAAGGCCAGCCAGTCCTTCAGCGCGTAGGCCTTCGCCATGGCGCAGAAGAGCGCGAGGCGCGCGAGCCCTGCACGCAGCGGCACGCCGCGCTTAATGCGGCTCTCGAAGAGGATGAAGCGATTTGGATCGAGAGGCTTGTCCTCGAGGCGCGTGGGGCCTTTGATGAACAACTTGCTCAAGGTCTCGGCGTCGTAGCGGAAGAGCCTCGGGTCATGCCATACGAAGTCACGAGGCAACCAGAGCCCGTCTACCGCGTGCCACTGGATCTCCGCGACGGCGTACCCCTTCGAGAGCCCGTCCAGCAGTGCTGCGAGTAGGTTCTCGAAGGCCTCGGTTTTGAGGAGCTTGGCCACAAGGTCCGCATGCTCCAGTGCGACGCCCTCGTCCTCATCCTCGACGACCGAGCGCTCGGCGCCGAGCACCGCGAGCTTGCGCGACTGGAGCACGGCCGCATAGTGAGGATCGCGCTCCTCAAGCTCCTCGGCGAGGGTGAGGTAGTCGTCCCCCTCGCCGTCGTCGGCGGCGCGTAGCGCGGCCGCGAGCTTCGATGGAGTCAGCCCCGGCCACATCGAGCCGCGCAGCATCGAGCGCGTGCGCATAGGATCGCCGAGCGTGATCGTGCGCGTGAGCTGTTGCGGAGTGGGCGCCTTAGGAGCGCGCGCGAAGAGATTGAAAAAGCCCATGGATATTAGCCTTTCTTATGGTCACCAAAGCCCGCCGCCGCGATGGATACCACTCATCGCGCGGTGGGTGGACGGGTGTTTGAGGCGATCCCCAACAGCGTCGGGGCGCGTGAGGCCTGGCGCGAAGGAGCACTCGCGCGCGGCCTCATGAGCGAGCGCGAGCGCGATGGCGAAGTCGCCATGCCGCCTGCGCTCTCCACTCTTCGACGCTGTGGAGAGGCGCGGTAGGTGCGGCAGACCCTCGAAGAGTATGATGCTCGCCAGGTCTCCGGCGAGCGACAGATCGCGCGGAATGGTGAGCTTATTGTCCTCTAACGCTGCCTTCATCGGCGGCATGGTGTCCGCGTACCATGCGCGCGTGATCGTGACCTCTTCGACCACGCTCGCGCCGAAGAGCTGCGTGGCGCGCTCTGCGAGGTAGCCGCCGTTGCCGGTCGCGTCGCACTTGATGCGTCGGGGCTTGAGGATCTTGACCAAGGCCTCGAACGCCTGGGTCTGCTGCTCATAGGGGCAGTGCCCCAGCTCGACGACTAGAGGCACCTCGAAGCGCGCAGCTCGCGTGATCGCGAGGCAAGCAAGCACGGTGAGGTCCGCATGCCGCGCGAAGTCTTCGCCGATCGTCCACATCTTTTCGCCTTTGAGCCGACGGCGCCGATGCTCGGCGGTGGCCCTCGGGAGTAGCTCGCGCTCGAGCCATGCCTTCATGTGAGCGATGCGCTCGTTGTCGGGCCAGGACACGAAGCCCCTAGGCGCCTCGAATCGCGCGATGTGCGCGGGGTCGACCGAGGAGGCGCGCTCGATGACGGCGCCATCGATGTACTGCCCGCCGCTCCGTGAAGGCACGCAGAAGAGCTCGCGGTCGGCGGCGTCACCTGTGTCTTGTATGATCTGATCGCGCCAGGCGCGCTCGAGCTCCAGGCTCCACTCGCGGCCTGCTATCTTGCAGATCCTGCGATAGAGCCCCTGCTCGATCGCGTCATCGAAGGTCGTGCGGTGGAGCGAGTAGGCGACACGCTTCTCGCGGATGGCCTGCACGAGGCGATTGAAGGCACCGTCGACCATGTACTGCGTGCTCAAGATCATCACACGCCCGCCCCAGATCGTGAGTGGGGTGACGGCTGCTAGGAGCTCCTCTAGGTCCTCATGGAAAGCCGCCTCGTCGAGGATGGCCATACCTCCACGCGACCGGAAGTTTTTCGGGCGGGACGACAGCGCAGTGATCCTGTTGCCACCTGCGAAAGTCAGAGCGTGGCGTAAGATGCCGGTCTTCTCGTCGATGATGCTCGTGTCGTGGTGGCTCCACACTTGTAGAGCCTTCGCCCAGGCCGCGCAATCCTCGACAAACTGCGTGGTCATATCGCGGTTGTAGCCGATGTAAGCCACATGCTGCTTGGGCTTGCGCTGCGCAGCGTAGAGCACACTCTCAGCGGCCGCCGCCCACGACGCGCCGATGCGCCGGCTCTTCTCCCACACACGCACAGTGGCCTTGTCCGCGATCCATGCGCGCTGGTAGGGCAGGAGGATGGGCTCACTCATCCGCGTCCCCATCCGCGTCCCCATCCGCGTCCGCTTCGGTGCCCTCAGCGGGCTCGACGAGCTGGGCGTCGACTACAGCAGGCGATGGCTCATCGAGGGCCAGCCCGAAGAGCTCGCGCTCGACGGCGCGGACGTGATCTGGCGACAGGCCCACCGCGACGCTCACCGAGCGCGAGTCGATCTGCACGCGCGACTCGGGCTCGGCGCCGGCGAGCTTGGTCATACGCGCCGCCGCCCGCATCGCCACATCAGCCGCGCGCGCGTCCTTCTCGGCGATGGCATGCATCGCGAAGGCCTGATAGATCTGCTCAAGGCGCGTGAACTCCGTAGCGCGGATCTCGTCCGCATGCTCGGCGATGAACTGCCGACTAGGCCGTAGCGCCTCCGCCACGAGGCGGCGGGCTTCTCTGGTTGTGGTCTTGAGCGACGCGGCAATGCGCTCGAAGGTCGCGCCGTGCGCGCGCAGCGCGAGCGCCTGTGCGCGGCGCGAGGTGGAGGTCTCGCGGCGTGGGGGCTTGGAGACGCTCACACACCCTCACCGGCGGCGCGGGGGAGCTTCGTCCCATCCTGGTAGCGGTCCTCCTCGAGCCCCTGCTCGCGGAGCCAGGCATCGCGCTCGATTCGCGTGCGGAAGATCGCGAGAGCTGCCTCGATGCTGGCTTGAGTGGACTCGAGGGATCGCGCCAAGAGCTAGCCCCTACCTGAGCCGCCGCCCTTAGGGCCCTTGCCGCGTCCGCCCCTCTTGCCCTTCGGGGCCGT